AGCACGTTGACTAGGGCGCGAAGGGATTGCGCAGCGGGTGAGCCGGACTCAAGTTCGGCGGCTTCGCCTGCGATGAGTTGGGCGAGGAGGGCGCGGATCTGCTCGGTGATCGAGTCTTCCTGAGCCTCAGCTGCGGGATCGAGGTCGCGGGCTTCGTCGGATTCGACGATGGCTTCTTCGACTTCTGGGTTGGCGGCGTTCATTTGCACGACTGTTGCCTCACTTGCGGGATAGGTCACGACGCTGGCGTCGAAGAGCTGCACCTCCTTGATGCGTCGCTCGGTGTAGTCCTCATTCCACGCTTGACGGGTCACCCGAAAGGCGAAGGACATTTGATCGGCATCGCCGCGGAGGACAGCGCTGCGAACACTTTGGGCGTAGGGCGAAGAGGGATCAAGGTCGGCGTCGACCATCATTCCCAGATCGTCCGAGATCAGGCGCATCGTGCCTGAGGCGGTACGCGCCAGAGGGATGCCATCGTGATCAAAGAGCAGACGAGTATCTGCGCCATCCTTGATCGACTTAGCGGTTGCACCGCGTTCGATGATCTCATTCCAGCCACCAGCATCGGGCCCGCCAGCGATGGCATAAGGCACGTCGTAAACTGTGGCGTAGCCACGAAGGTTCCATGAGTCGCCTTCGGCTGACTTGATTTCAGGAGCCTGGGCGAGGGTGCGAACTTCGACGTCGACCTTGCCTCGACGCGTCGAGCGCGTGTCGGTCAACTTGTCGGCGTCAGCTTCGCTGATGCGGTCAAGAACTTCTGAGGGAAGAGCTAGTGCTGACGTGGTCACTGTGGAATCTCCAAGGTGTCGGCGGGGTCTGCTTCGATAGGTATTTCCTTGGCCATGTCGAGCGCGAAGGGCGGCCAGAGGAACTCGTCGCCACCTTCGATGGGTTCGAGATTGTCCTCGCGGCGGATCTCATTGACCGAGCGAGTGCCAGCACGGAGGCGCTGAGTTTGGATGTCAACGCGGGTTTTGGCGTCAGTGCGTAGCAGCTCGTCGACGTCCGCGCGGACTTCGAGTTTGCCTGGCAGAAGGTTTGATAGCGCAGTCTCAAGGCGAGCGATCCAAGGACGGCCAGCCAGCGTGAGCAGATTGAGAAACTTGGACTCGACGTTGGCGTAGGTCATCGAGCCGCCGCCGTCAGCACCGATCATCTCTGGCGGTACTCCAAAGATGCGAGCGATGCGAGTGGCGGTAATCTTGGAAGTCTCAAGCCATTGTGACTCGGAGCTTGAGACAGCGATTGGCGAGAATGACATGCCCGAGCCAAGAACGGCCACCTCGCGGCGACCCTTGACGGCCTCGTTGAAGCGGGCCTTCATGGCTATGGCTTGCTCACCCGTGAGGCTTTGGTCGGTGTGCAAGATGCCCGATGGGATGGCCGAGTCGCCATAGAAGCGAGCGGCGTATTCCTCAGCGGACAATCCGACGCCAATGGTCTGGCGGGCGTAGTCGATGGGCGAAAGACCGATCGGCGTGCCTGGCACGGTGTAGGCACCTGGCATGTGGATCAGGTCGCCAGCTGGGAACAGCTGCTTGAGTTCACCAAGCACGCGGTACTCAAAGGGACCAAGCGAGCCAAGACGCACGACGCTGACGTAGTCAGGGTGGATGATTTGGATCTTGGAGGCTTCGCCCTGGGGCCCGATCTCCTTGACAAGGCCGTAGGCGTTGCCTCGAAGTAGCCACGAACGCATGATCTGGCCACGCCAGTCAGCGCTTGAAAGTGCGAGCTCGTTGGATGGGTGAACCAAGAGCGCGGGATCTTTGACGCGCTGACGCAGGCCGTCAGCGTTAGCCCGATAGGCGTTCCAAGGAAGCGGAGCGACAATGTCGGTGAGCAGGTTCACGCAGGCCCAGACGGAGTCGAGGCGCATTGCCGAGTCGGTGTTGACCGTGGCACCTGAGTCGGTTGGATAGTACCAGCCAGGAGGCGGGACAGCGGCGGAACTTAGCAGCTCGCTTGAGCGAGTTTCAGGACGTAATGCGCGAAAGATACTCATCGAGAGGCCTCAGTGCCGAGCGCATAGCCAGCGACACCAAGCGCGATTCCAGCGACGATCCAAGCCGCGGGAGTGCAGAAGTAAGCCACACCAATGATGATTGCGGCAAGGCCAGCGATCTCAAGAATGGTGGACAAGATCTGATCGCGCCTGAGCATCGGGGCCTCCTCGGCGGGTTAGAAGATTTGCAAGGACAGATCGCCATGGGTATCTCGGCGAACTACTGCGTCGAGGGCGATGGTCGCCGCCACGAGTGGCGAGACATCGACGCTGGGGTTTCGGCGGTGCCACGCCCACGCGTCTCCGAGCGGGCGTTTCTTGGCACCTGCCAGAGCAGAGCTGAGCGGGACTTGGCCGATGTGGCGAAGGCCGCGCTGACTGACTAGGTCGTAGAACTTGCCGCACCCACTAACGATCTGGCGGGTGCCGATCTCTTCGACTTGGAGGCCAAGGGCGCGAAGGTCATTGACCATTGAGCCAGCTGCGCTGACAGGGTCGATCACGACGCGCTGGTACTTCGAGACGCGGTCGTCGGCAGCGAACCAGTCCAAGATCCAGCCAGCGCCAGGGCGATTGCCAATGATCTCGATGTGAGGAAGTCCATCGGCGCGATAGCCAGCGGCGGCGATCGAGGCCATGGAACGTGAAGGCGTGACGTCGATGGCGATAACGGGATCACCTTCGATGCGTGATCGAGCGTCCAGGCAGGCGTCCCAGGCGTCTTGCTCGATCACTTGCCAAGGAGCGGTGGCGGCGCGGTCTTGACGTTGGTTGAGATAGGCGCGGCGAAACTCAGGTTCGCGCATGGACTCGAAGTCTGAGCGGATGGCTTCGATCGGGACGGTGAGTCCGAGGGCAGGCATACAGGCCTTCCACGTCTCAGGGTCAGCGATGTCTGCGTCCTCTGGTGCGCTCCACTCGAAGTAGGCAACCGAGTCGGTAGTCCCAGCGGCGGCTCGTTGGCGGCCATCGTCGGTCTTGTCATTGAGGTAGAGCGAATCGTTGGTTCCAGCGGTGGAGACGATCCACAGCTGAGGCTGGGGTCGAGTTACCATGGCTGGTTTCATGGCCTGCTCTAGGCGGTCATCGACCAGCGCGAAGGCTTCGTCCATGACGCCGAGGTCGAGCTGCGCACCGTGGCCAGCAGTTTCAGTGGTAGCCAGGAGGGACCAGATCGAGCCGTTCGACCAGCGGATCGCCTCAGAGCCATTGGTCCTGCGGACCTGCATGAGTCGACCGAACTCGGATCGCTCTAGGACAGGGACGTGGTCGTCTTCCCATTTGAGGCGGGCATCTTTGCCCGTTTGGGCGGTGTAAGAGATTCGCTGATGCGGACCCATCGCGATGCAGCGATGAGTCATCGCGGCGAGCATGAGCGTGGATTTTCCTGACTGGCGAGGAACGGTCAAGCGGACTTCGCGGTAGGCCAGACGGCCTGTGTCAGGGTTGATCTCCATGGCAATGTCAGCGACGTGTCGCTGCCAAGGCATGAGCGGTGTGCCGATGATGTCGGCGATCTGAGCGACGCGACCGCCCAGCGTGAGTCGGTTAGACCGAGGGGTCGACCATCGGGGCTGACAGTTCGGCCAGGAGGGCTGTGAAGGCATCGACATCGTCACCGCCATGGCGTGATTCCAACTCGGTCAAGGTTGCCCGAAGTTCGCGGGCCACGGCTGCGGTGGCCATCCCTGCTCCATCGTCGAGGGTCGCAGCCAGGACGAGTGCGAGCTGCGCACGAGCATCGGAGGCCGGATTGAGTTCGAGGGATTTGAGCGTTTCGGTGACTGCGCGAATCATGGAGTTTTTTGCCATTTTCGTTAGCGATCCTTTGAGATTCGTCGAAACTTTGTAAGTTTGAGTCCCCCGCTAGGCCATGGGGGGGAATAAAAAGATTTGCGGGGTAGATCGCAAGCGTATTTCTAAAAAATAGACTTTCACCACGATCGCGATGATGGCATTGACCGCGCGTGATGCGCCATCCTTGCGCCCTTGCTTGAGTTGCAGGTGCGGTGGGCAGGCAGCAGGTTGCCCTCGTCCTCACCGAGGTGGGGAGCGACTGACAGCGGGACGATGTGGTCGATGGTGTCTGCACCTGGCTGACCGCAGAGCCAACAGATGTTGGACTGAGACAGCACGCGCTCACGGAGACGACCGAACGAGCGCGTCGATCTGCCGTGGTACTTACTTGGCGAAGCCACAGAAGTTCTCCTATCTGGCCTTCGATGGGCGCAGAGAACGGACTGTAATAAGTAATACCAGCCATGATGGGCGAGGTCAACGAACACCCGCAGATTCTTTGAGGGTTGACGTGTGCCCATGTTCCCAGAGTTGCATCAACTCACCTCGACTTCTTGAGCCTGCTCGGCACGCTTTGACATGATCCAGTCGTGACGGCCACCGACGTTGTCTTTGCGCCAGCGCGAGTAGCTCATGCGACAGGCGTTGCAGAGCCCAGCCCTGAGACGATCCTCGGCTGCTCCTGAGCAGTAAGCGAAGCAGACGACGCACTCGCCACCACTCACCTTCTCGACGATCACCAGTGAAGATCGGTCGACGGGACGCCATGCCAGGACGATGCGATGAGCTCGTGCCAGCAGGCCGCGTGCCTCGGCCAGTGAGACGTCCAACTCCGCAAGGTCAGCCATCGCGGGATCGCGTCGAGTTACGAAGCGTTCGAGGCCAGGAGGCGAGCCATCCTCGCCGAGCGTCGGAGCACCATACGCTCCACCCGATGAGGTCGGGAAGCCTGGCTGGCAGGCTTTGAGTTCCTTCACCGCAGCTCGCAGATCTTGGCGGATGACATCGAGCCGCTCGAACATCTCGTCGGCGTCTCTTTGGTAGTCGTGATGGGTTCGTTTCATGGTGCTCCTTGAGGTTGGATTGAGGTGGTTAGAAGAGGTTGTCGATGTCGTATTCGAGGTGGGGACGGGTTGGGTCTAAATAGGTGTCCTCAAGCACCTCATCTGAGGCCCGTCCCGTCCCGTCCCCTCTTAGGGGTGGGGACGGGTTACGAGGGGTATCGCTCAACCCGTCCCCGATTGCTGGGGACGGGTGGGGACGGGTGGACGGGTTGGCCATTTTTGGCACTTTGACGACCTCTTCGAGGATGCCATTGAAGGGTCGAATCAGACCGTAAACGGACCCAAGATTGCCCTTGGGAATCTCCTCAACGAAGCCCATCTTGACGAGCTCATCGAGGGCCCATCTGACCGTCTCTTTGCGACCAGTTACCTGCTCACGAAGTCTGGTGTAACTGATCTGGCCGGTCTTGACGAGGATGGCCGAGATGTTCTTCATAACCTTCTCAGGAGGCCCGCTAGAGGGCTCATTGACGTTGACGCGGGTTCGCCCATCAGCCGAGTCTCGAATCGTTACGTCGGCAACCTTCTTGCCATGCTGGAACATCCCGCCTCGATCCTTGGCCACGATGAGGCGCAAGCCACCATCTATGCCCTTGGCAGGAGCGACCGTCACCTCGACGCGAAGCGACAGGCCATCGACGGCAGCACGCTTGCGCTGTGAACCAATAGCGAAGCCACGAGGGGCGTCAGCGGCCTTAGGGACGTGGTCAAGGAGGAGCACAGCTGCGCCCGTCTTGGCCATAGTCCTTGGCACCTGGCGGAACCATCGAGCCGTGTCATCGTCGGAGTTCGGTTCAGCACCATCAAGCGCCATGGCCTCACCCGTCGAGTCGACCACGGCCAGCACGATCTCGCGCTTGGTCATCAAGGTCACGATCTGGTGGGCAGCGCCATCGCTCCATGCCAGGAGCGGAGAGACGTAGACAAAGCGCTCGACGAGGGTTTCTCGGCTAACGCCAAGGGCCATCATTCGCGCTGCGACCGAGCCAGGGTGATCTTCAAGGTCGACGTAGAGAACCGAGCCGCCATCGTTGAGCACCTGTGCAGCTGCTTCCATGGCGACCCATGATTTGCCCGATCCCGACTCGCCATAAAGGGCGTTTATGCGTCCTTTGTAGAAGAGACAGGCACCATCGCTGCGGGTCAAGATCTCTGGCTTGGGTGGCTCGTATCCCTCGGCTAATACCTCAGCGAGATCAACTGGTTCCCACCCCGTCTCGAAGCCTTCCAGAGCGCCCTGAGTGGCCTTAGGAGCGACTACAGGCAAGTCATTGAGGACAGCGTCGACGCCTGCCCAGTCCTCAGCGAAGAGCGCTGAGCCACAGGCTGATCGGTCGCCGTCGAAGTCACGACATGCCAGGTATCCGAAGCGAGAATAGGTGCCAGGTGGCAGCCAGTCGATGCTGGTCGTGAAGACCGTGAGGCAGTCATTTCCCTTGTGACCAGTGGTCGCCGATGCACCTTCGCGGCCATCCTTACCAGGGCGCGTCCAGTGCGTCTCACCGTCATCGAGCTGCTTGGTAATGGTCCAGCCATCACCAGTCAGTAGGTCTGGCCAGTTGGTCCGCTCGCTGTAGAGATCAGCCGGTGAGTTCCCGTTGCCGTCGGCATGGTGCTTCGCTTTGAGGACTGGCTCAGGCTTCTGCTGCTCGATGACCTTCTCGATCAGCCAGCGAGGAGCCTGCGCCACCTCATCGAGATAGGTTTCCTCGACCCACTCATAGCCACCTTGGGCCCTCGAAGTCGGTGGAGCGACCACTTGGCCGCCATCTCCACGAATGTCGAGTCCTTCTCCAAGCCTGCGGCCTGCGTCATTCCTGATTTCGACGCCTGGTGGATAAACGAAGTAATAGTGCACTCCCCCGCTTGGCGTCGTGACTGTCGGAGTCGGCGGTAGCGCTCCAAACTTGTCTTCGAGGCTGGCCAGCGTCTCATCGCCAGCCTTCTGATCGCTCACGTCGACGTCGAGGACGAAGATCCCCGAGGCCGAGCCAGTAGCCACGCCAATGCCGTGGCCTCGATAGAGCTGCGTCCACCAGTTCTCTATCGTCTCGATGTTGGTGGTAGCCGCGTCTTGCCAAGCTGACATCGGTGGTCGCTTCTCGTTCGGCTTTATCGGTAGCACGCGCCAGCCTCTTTTGGAGTAGCGCAGCGCCCATGCCAGCGCATCAGCGCTGTCGGGGATTTGGGCAGGGTTGCTCATGCGCCGATCCCTAAGGCCCTCCGACAGGCGATCACGAGTTCCAGCAGGGCTGGCTCATCTTCGATGTCGTAGTCCCATTTCATCGCGAACTCCTCAACCGACTTGACGGACAGCACGATGGTGATCTCATCGCGAGCCCCGTGGAATGGTGCATAGGTCAGGGTCATAGTTCACGCTCCAAGATGGCTTGGACCTTCTTTGAGGACGTGACCTTGAGGACTTCCTCGATGCGCATTTCGAGCTCGATCTTCTGAGCTAGAACGAGGTTGCGGTTCGTGATGACCTTCTGGGTGTGCTTGTTGAGGATCTGAAGGTTGCTTGAGAGCAGATCAGCGTGCTTGTTTGCCGCTGCCAGTCGTCGCCTAAGCGCTCTGGCCTTGAAGAAGTGAGGCTCGCTGGGAGCGCCCACGATGACCTTGGCGGGGTTCATACGTTGTCCTTCCTTGCATCCTTGGCTCGACCCTGAGCGATGCAGATCGTGGCCCACGCGAGCGTCGTGATAACAGCGCCCCAGGTGGACCACGTCATCATGCGATCGAGGGGCATCATTTTGCCAAGCGGGTTTGGCGTGAAGGCCCAGAGGCAATAGAGGCCTCCAATGGCACCAACGCACCAGGCATTGAGCAGACTGACGTGATCTTTGAGCATTAGGGACTCCATTCGTTGGGGTTCGGGGTTGGCATTAGGGGTGAAATGCATGGTCGAGTACGGCCAGCCAGGCTCTTGGGTCAAGTCCTCAGGCATCGAAGCGACCGATCCTTCGTGTCGCACAGTTGCGACAGATGACTTGGCGGTTCTCGGTGAACTCGCCTCCGCTGACGAGTTGTGGCGTGATCTTGCGACAGGTCAGGCAGACGAGATTTTGCTCGCGCTCATTGGAGACGAGTCGAATGAAGCGGCTAGGACGCATGGAGCGTCACCTTTTGCTCGGCCTCGGTGAGCCAGTTGAAGTCTTGAAGCGAGAAGCCCTTCGAGTGGTAGGCGATCTCTGCTCGATGCCAGTCAAGGATGTCATTCATCGGTGCGTTCGGGAACATCCTGATCCGCTCGGCCAGGTGCAAGGGTCCGCCAGCGAAGCGTCGCGGGCTTGAGTTCAGATGGACGTGAGCCAACTCGATCAGGGCCTTGGAGAGTTGCTGCTTGACCTTGAGCAGCTCGTGACTGAGCGAGGTGGCATGACTGCCGTAGTGGTAGGCCATCGCGTTCTCACGGTCGTGGCTGCTCGGCGGGGTTTCATAGCTCACTGGTGACCTCCTTGGTCTTTTTTGCCTTCTTGGCATTGGGACTGACTCGGCCATGCGTGCCAGGCAGGCAGAGCTCTTGGAAGGAGGCAGGCTCGATGCCAAAGGCACCGCGCACGAGGCGCCGGTTGGCTCGTGCCTCACGTCGCTGCCCTGGCGTCGAGTCGTCGCTGGCAGCTGCGCTACGTCGAGCCGAGTTCTTGGCGGAGAAGTCAGTCATCGCTGGGCCTCTCCATGGCAGATGTCACAGAAGCGCTCGCCAGCCTGCTCGTGGCCAAGATCGGCCTCGGGCAAGAGGGCTGAGCAGCCTGAACACGACCACTTGGGCGCACGCTTCAGCCGGTTGGCCTTGGCGTTCGCCTTTTCGATGAGGTAGCGTTTCTTGCCTTCCTTGATGGCGTACTTCGAGCCTGGGGTGCGCTTGCTCACTTGACTCTCCTTATTCGTTGAGTTGTGTTTTCTTTTTTTGCGGTGCGGTGAGCGAGCGCACAGGGCTCGCAGGGCTTTTCGCCAGCGCGGTAATGACGCTTGTGGCCGTTTTCGGTTCCACACTTGGTCGGATCTCCGAGCTCGTCGGTGTGGACGATGCCCACTTGGAGACGGACCGCGAAGGCCTGAGAGCACTTCGAGCATCGAGCGCCCGCGATGTATTCGCTCTTCGCTTTGCGATCCGTCTCGATGACCAACTGGCCACCGCAGACAAGGCAGACGACCGTGATGGCCAACGGCGCGTCCGCTTTGAGGCCGCTGCCCTCGCAGACCACGCAGACCTTCTTGGCCCGCTGTTTGCGGTAATAGGCACGCGAGTATTCGCTATGCGATTGGATGCAAAGAGAGCACCTACAGCGATGGTTGACGTAAGCGCCGATCGTTCCATGCTTGATTTGCTTCGGGGAGATAGCCATGGATCAGCCGCCCCAGGGGCCAAAGCCCGATGCGCGATAGAGAGCCAAGCCGCAGGCCAGGTTGATTGTGGGATCGAGCAGCTGCTCGCGGGTGGAGATCCCACAGGTGGCTTCGCGAGAGGCCAGCAGGTCGCCGAGGGTGTTGATCTGCAAGAGGCCGAGCGACCAGTCGCCCGTGGAAGGCCGGTAGCCAGTGTTCGAGGCAGGGTCGCAGTGCGACTCGCGCTCGATGATTGCTCCAAGGTGAGCAAGGGAGTCCTCAGGCCACCCGACTGATCGAGCGAGGTCGAGGAAGCATCCCGATGCGGCTGGCTGAGCAGCTGGCTGAGTTGGCATTGGATCTGGTGACACCGCTACTGGCGCGATGGTGGTGCTTGTTGTGATTACTTCGTGCGCCACGGCCACCTTGGCGACCTTGACTGGGTTTGGCTTGGCGCTAGCGCCCGTGATTGCCATCAGTACGCTCACGACGAGGACGAAGCCGGTGGTGATTGCAAGTGCTTTGATGACTGCTTTGATGTCGTTTCTGGGACCATCCATGTGGTCCTCCTTCCTGGTTGTTTGGAGCAGGCCGCGCAAGACACGGCCAACGATGCAAGAGCCGACTCATAGGTCGCCTCGCATTTCGGGCATCGCCACTCCTTCGCAGAACTTCTGCGTGCCCTAGAAGCCACTGACGGCCTCGTAGATGGGCAAGTGCGTCCAAGAGCTGATGCTCCTGGCTATTGCTCGGACATCCGTGAGCGCCTTGGCCTCGACCAGCACGCCATCAGAGTCAACGAGGACGACCTGATAGGCCTGTCGCGTTGTGCTGTAGCGGATGATGAGGTGCGGAGTCATGGTTGTCCTTGGAGAGGGGTCGCGGAGCGGCAGGTGGATGAGGAGGTCTGCCGCCCCGCGAGATTGGTTAGATCAGGTCTTCGCCCACAACGCCCTTGGGAGCTGCTTCGTATTGCGCGACGTATCGTCGAGCGCCCTTCATGCCTGCCTTGCGAGGTGCGTCAGTGCTGTCCCACTTGAAGGCCAAAGTGCCACCGACGAGGCTGTCGCCTGCGACCACGCCTGCCTTGCGGAGCGCTTCGCGCAGGGCTTCGATCATGTAGCCCTTGACGAACATCCTCGAGTCTTCGCCTTCGACGATGCCGCGCAAGACGTACTGCATCTTCGCTTCCCCGTTAGGCCAGCAGACTGGCTCGTTGGTGTCGTAGCTGGTTTCTTGGGTCTGCTCGATGTCCGTGATTCGGATCTTTCGCACGTCGCCCTCGACCTCGAACTTGACAGTCGGGGAAGACGGGCTCAGCAGTTGGCTGGTGATGTCTATTGTCATTTCTCATTTCTCCTTTGTGGTTTGTTTATGAGAACTAGGCCGAGGCGGCAGTCGTGAGGGACTGGGCTTGGGCGATGGTCAGGTGCGCTATGGCAGCACCGAAAGGTCGACCGTTGAGATGAGTGCCCAGCTCGAACTCCAAGAGCGGAACAGCCAGGTCGACAGGATTATCAGCGAGGGCGCAGAGCGCTACGCAGATCGCGGCACGTCGCTGGGTGGCTCGGCCACCCTTGCCAGTCAGGTTGATCGGTAGGCCTGCCTCGGCGGCCTCCTTGATGCACTGAGCGATCCACTTGATCGCGTCAGGAGCGAAAGATTTGACGGCCAAGTTGATCCGCTTGACTTCGTCCTGGCTGATCTTGTCGCCCTCGTCGACGGGTAACACTTGGCCCGTTGGCATCCACTCCGGCAGCGCCAGCGTGCTGATGGCGTCAGGGTTGGCGTCAGGGAAGGGCATCTCGTACTGCTTTTCGAGCATTGAGATGACCTCGGCGATGCGAACGCCATCGGTGACGCTGATGTGCTTGCCAGACTTCAAGGTGGGCACGTTGTCTGGCCAGTTGATAGCCACCTCAGCCTGATGCTTGGCCTCGATCAGCGCAATGATGCGTCCACGCATCCACATCCGCCATGCCTCGGAGACGAGGGTGACTTCATGGGCACCAGGGAAGGCCTTGAGGACACGCTCGACGGCTACTTGAGAGCTGCCGACGGGACTGAGTGGCTTGGCTTTGCGCATTGCGCGCACAGCCATGGCCAACTCAAGCGCAGCTGCACCGACTTCGAGGTCGATCCAGTGCAGGTCACAGTGACCTGAGTTCGGCTGGACGTGAAGAATCACGCCACGGGACTTGTCGAGCACTGGCATGTGGTCGCGCACGTCGTCGAAGCCATCGGCGCTAGCGCCTTGCGTGTAGAGGTTGTCAGCGTTCGCGTAAATAGCCAACTGAACAGCGAAGCCAAGAGCGCCCATGAGCGTCGCGCCCGTCTTGACGTCGGCGATGAACTGAGTCGTCCCATCGGTGAGCACGAGGTCAAAGGTTCCAGCGACCTCGTAGCGGTCATTGACCACAATGCGCTCGGCTAGGCCTTCAACGAAGGTCAGGCCCGCTGCCTTGAGTGCAGCGTGAACAGCGCGCACGTCGTCGATGAAGAGCGCCTGGGCACTCTCAGGGTCGAGCCATGACTGCTCAAGAGCTGCGTGGAGCGCTATGCCCTGGTCACGTCGAACGGTCGAGCCGCCAGCCTCGGCTGCACGCTCGCAGAGCGCATTGAGTTCTCGGCGATTTTCGACGTCAGTGCTGGCGACGAGGGCTAGAAGGTCGGGACGCTTGGCAAGACCAATGGCGGTCATCCGCTTTCCCCAGTCGAGCAGGCCTCCTCCGTCGTCGAGCGTCTTGGCGATCGTGGTGGCGCGGGTGTAGCCCTTGGCCTTCGCTCCGTTGGGAGGCAGCACGAGATAGCGCCCCCAGCGATCGCGTCGAGTAGGCATGGCGATGAGGTCAGCGATAAGGCTCACGGGGTTTGCTCCTTCTTGTTGGTTCGTTCGGCACGTCGACGACGATTGGCAGCTGAGACTGCGTCGCGACAGGTCTGACAGCGGCATCCCCGTCGGTAGAGCGCTGTGCCATGGGCGGAGGTGACTTCGTCACGACGGTCAGCGATGATGATCTTGCGACGACTACGTTCGAGGCGCAGTTGATTCGGAGTCATGCCGCCCCAGAAGCCATGACGCTCACCAGTCACCAAGGCCCGCTCGAGGCAAGGCTTGACAACAGGGCAGGTGGCGCAGATTGCACTGGCGGCTTCATACGTCGTGACGTGTCGCTCTGGGAAGAAGATCGCCGTCTTGCCCTTGCAGGCCGCTTGGTCGGTCCAGTGACCGACGGTGAAAGGCACTAGTAACTGGCTCCAATGGCCCGCTCGCGGGCAAGTTCGTTGCGAAGGTTGGAGATTTGGTACTCAAGTGAGCGCAGCTGAGCGATGCAGGAGGCGATCCGATCGGCGCAGTCAAGGTAGATCTCGGCGTCGTGTGTGTCCTCTTCTGCTGATTGAAGAAGAAAGGCGTGAAAGGTCCATAGGCCGTCGATCGTCATTTGCCCTCTCTCATCAGTGCCACGAAGGAAGCGCCAGAGCAGGTGACGTACCAGTCACCAGGCGAAGACTTGCCAGAGCGCTTGTGCCAGACGACGCCAGCAGTGCGAGCCGCATTGTGGGCCTGCTCTTCTGCGCGATCGACCCAGCCAGCGAGCGTCATCTGCTTCTGGTTCTTGACGTCGATCGAAGGGAAGTTCGCGAGCGGCACCCACAGGTCGCCACGGTCGTGAGTTGCACCGGCTGGGATGCGCTCACAGGGGATGCCAGCGTTGATGAGATAGTCGGCAACTTGACGCTCAGCGAGTGAGCCCTTGGCCTTGGCGCGGTTCACCATGCGCCCAGCGCCCTGGCTGATGCGACGGCCACGAAAGCGAAGATGGCCACGAGGGCCAGAAACTCAAAGAGCTCGTCGCGGTTCATGCTGCACCTCGACGTGGATTGGAGGTCGAGCGCTTGATCCAGCGGTCTATCTCCTCAAGGTCGAAGAAGAGTTTGCGAGAGAGGCGCGTGACGGGGATACGATCCGCAGCGACCAGTCGTCGAACGTAGCGAGGAGTGAACCCGAGGTAGTTACAGAGGCCGTCGACATCCATAAGGCGGGTTGATGGAGTTACCGCAAGAGACTCTGAGTTTCCTTGGCGTGCTTTGAGTGTCCTCGTTTCCATTTGGGAAGTTCTAGGACACTGAGGGCACGCTGTCAAGCACCATTGAACTTGGTACTAATCGCTAGTAAAAATAAGGGTTCCCTAAGAGGGTGCAGATTATGTCCTCGCGGGACACGCTATGGTGGAGCCATTATGGGAGTGAAGAACGCCACAGCAGAGCAGCTTGAAGAGTTCTCTCAAGGCCTCCTCAATGCACTCGCTCGATCGGGCAAAGACCTTTTCGATTTGATCGACATTGTGAAGCCAGGCGTCGAGATGAACTCCGCTCGCAAGTCCATTTATCGCTGGACTCGTGGCCTCAACGAGCCTTCGAGGCCTCAGGTTGCCCTGCTAGAGCAGGAACTTGGCTGTCAGCCAGGAGAACTTAGCGCCCATTTGGGCTATTTGCCTGTCTCAGCGATTGAAGATGTCAGCGTTGAGACTGCCATCAGCCTCGACAAGGAACTCAACAGCTCCGCTCGTGAGTTGCTGATCCAACTGCTCCACACGCTGCGCGACCAGTAAGGCCCGCCCCGCGGCGATCATCAGATCGCTGAGTCCAGCCAGCCGCGCAGGATCATCCCCAGCCCACTGGCGCATCTTGGCCAAGGTGTCAAAGTAGGAGATAGCGAACATGTGTTCGTAAGATAGCAGGCAGGTGTTCGTCGTGTTCAGGAAGTGCTCAGCCTTTACTGCGTAAGCGATCTAGGCCTTCTGCAACCTCTTCGCCCACCGCGTCAAGGAGATGGCCGTAGGTATTCATAGTGACGCCGATCGAGCTGTGACCGAGGCGTTGCTGGATTGCTTTGGGGTGAGCGCCAGCGGAGATCGCCAAGGCCACAGCCGTGTGGCGAAGATCGTGGAACTTCGGGGCCCCGAGCGTGGTCATCTTGCCCCTCGTGCCTATGCCTCGAGTCGCCAGCCCAGCCTTGAGACAGGCCGGCTGCCAAACGTTCGAGCGAAAGGAGTGACCCGTTGGCTCGTCGTGAGCGTTCGGGAACACCAAGCCATCTGAGCCTGGCTGAGCGAACTCGTCAAGGTGCCTGGCTAACTCCTCACCGATTGAGTTTGGTAAGAGAACAGTCCGTCGGCCTGAGAGCGTCTTGGGCGTCTCGCGCATCCATACCCCATCGCGCATTTGCAGCTGCTCGGTGACGGTGATGCGAGGCCCATCGACCGAGCCTCGACGCAAGCCGATCAGTTCGCCCCATCTCATCCCGCCAAAGGCGGCCACGAGCACGAGGGCGCGATAGCGCGGACTGATCTCATCGGCCAGTCGCTCGACCTGCTCGGCGGTCAAGAAGTTCACCTTGGGTGGAGGCATCTTGGGCGGGTTGACTCCGTGGCATGGGTTGATGCCAAGGATCGAGGCTCGAAGCGCCCACTCGAACATGGTGTGGAGCGTGCGGTAATGACGATGCACCGAGGTCGGGCTCAGGATCTTGAGTTCATCGACGATGAGCTGCTGGATCAGGTTGCGGTCAATGTCAGCGATCTTGCGGTTGCCAAAGTTAGGAAGGATGTAGCGTTTGAGATCTCGCCCGTAGGTGTATTTCGAGCCAGGCCCGAGGTGGACTGAGGCCTCAAGCCACGCGTCAGCCAAGTCAGCGAGCGTCATCTTCGACGCGCTGGGCAATACGAACTCGCCACGCATGAGGTCTGCGCGCATCTGCGTATCGAAAGCAACAGCGTCAGCTTTGAGTCGGAAGTTCTTGGCCCGCTGATTACCGTCACGATCGCGCCAGCGTGCCCGCCATGCTCCGTCTGCCTTGCGGTCGACGCTCATCTGGTACACATTTGGTACACACGGTAACGGTAAATAGGGGTCACAGGGGGGTTCTAGCAGGTTTTGAGGCGATGATTTTGTCAGGCCATTTTCCCTTGCTAGCACTGATGAAAGTGGGCTTTCATTGGGCTAAAATGCCTCGGACATTCTGTGTCCGTTTTGGGACTTTTTCAGTTTGCAGGCCCCTGCCTAACCACTCGGCCACGCCGCCAAACTAAGGGGATTACGCTGTTGGGGTGTCCTCCTGGTACACATTTGGTACACATGCCGAGGTCGACACGATGTTGAGCAGCTGATCCATGGCTCAATGTTAGCGCAGGGCTTGTGAGGCCCCTGCCTACGATAGACGCCCAATGTCCCATCTTGGACATTTGAGAGCCTTAGGAGGCGATCTAGGGGCCTTAGAGGCAAAGCACAAGGCCCCCGCTCACCGAGCCACGAGGGCTAGGAGCGGGGGCCTGTGCAAGACCGGATCGGTTGTGATTTGGGGATGAGGCCAGTGGCCTGCTCTTCCCGTGAAGTCCAAGGCCTAAGCCTCGGTAGTGATCCGGCGATTAGTTGGCTGGTGGGCCAAGGTGCTCGGCAGCCGGTTGGACTGCCACGAGCGAAGGAGATCCAGCGTGGCCTGGGTTGATCGAGGCCAGCGAAGTCAGCACCGATGCCAGGGTGGC